CAAAGAGTTGGCCCATCACGCGAAGGCTTTGAATCGGGAGCACTCTCTGCATGATGTGGTCCATCGTTATTCCGGAGATTATCTCCGGCACGATTATCATCAGGCATTCAATAACCGTATGGGATACTTCCACCATGGAGCGCCAGAACGCAAGATGCTTTTGGAGATGCAGGATGATATCCATGAACATGTACCTGAGCGAGTGGCGCGGGCGCTGACGATCTTTGACCGAAATGCAGGGCTGGATAGTCACTACGATCAGGATTTGGATGACCCTTACACTGCCCTACTGACTGGCCAAGAACCGGATGCGGATGATGTTGAGGTTGAAGGGCATCGGATCCCCAGGCACCTCTTCCAGGGGTTCAACTGGGACTCTTTACAGGATCTACTTGCCGAAGAGAGATTGACCGCGCTCAAGGCTGCACCCCTGGAGGGGTTGCGTCAAATAGAACCTGCTATTCGTGTTATTATCATTCGCAAGATTAATACAAATGCATAATTGGGATAATGAAGCGATCCTTCTTGTAAACGAGAATAAGCTTGATGAGACCGAGCTTGAAACTCTCTTTGCATTAAAAGCATTAAAGGCTAATCCAGAAATACTAAACAATGTTTTATATTTTGAGAAGTTAGTTTATGTTTTAAATAAACTCAAACCAAATACATGGAGTTTTGAGCCTGTATCGATACTTCATTTATGTAAAGCTTTTGCATTCTTTCATAAAGAGTATCCAGATAAAGTTTGGGATCGGGAAATAGTAGAATATATTTCTAGTATTGCATATGATGAAGGATGGGTTACGCTACCTGCTGGTTTAATATTTGCTCAAAATTCTCTTGACTTATTAGGGAATCGTGTCACACTTGATGAAGAACAGTTAGAGCTTCAAAAATTGAAGCATCAAGCTGTTGAAATGTATCTTCATCATAAGGAGTAATATGTTATTTGAACATCTTCATAAAAACGATAAGGGTAATCTAGAGATTATCGTAATGAATAATGAAGAGATGGCTATATTTGTAAAAAAAGTAAAACATCTATGTAGTAACGATCCAACAAAATATCATGGTCAGAGAATTCATTTTGAATTTTCATTGGATGCTAAGATTGAAAATTTAGTTAAATTTAATGATTTATTTGATGAAGAGTTTTTAATTAAGGAGACTAAAAATGAGCTATAAAATTAGTAGATTTTCATTAAAAATAATAGCCGAATCTAAATTGTATGAAAAATTTTATGAATTAGGGATACCTTTAGAGCTTCTCCATGGAGATGAAACTTGGAGCGCTAGTAAGGTGGCGTATGAAAGATGAACGAGTCAGAGATTACATGATACAAATGTCTTTGGATTAATTATGGAACCTAATCTACTCAATGCGTTTATTAAAGGTGTTGGTAGTATTATGGATATTGGCGGAACTAGTGTTCCGTTTGAAGTTTGTGTTCCTAAGAAAACTGAAATATTTAAGGAAACAAATAATGATAATAAAAATATTATCGAAGGTATATAGCGAATAAATTGGCCGGGTTGGGCGGAACGCATAAAGATTTACTATGGGGAAGCAAATGATAGTATTAAAATGTTATAATACTAATGTGACTATTATTCATTGTGAATAATACGTTCATATGTTATAATATTTTAATGGAGCCAGTCGATGTCAAATCAAGTTTTTGGAAGGTGGACGGTGCTTAGGCAGGATACTCAAAAAGAACATTATTTTATATGTCGATGTTCTTGCGGCACTGAACGCAGTGTAGACTATCGTGAATTAGAACGCGGTAATAGTTCTAGTTGCGGCTGTTTGATGCGTGAGCAGGTAAGTGAAAGAAATAAAGGTCGTAAAGCTAATTTGGTTGGTCAAAGTATTGGAAAATGGAATGTAACATGCGTTGATCCAGAAGACGATAAAAGGTATTTATGTAAATGTAGCTGTGGCTCGCCTGAAAAATCTGTGAGTCACGCTAATTTAAGAAATGGTAGATCCACAAGCTGTGGATGCATGTCAAGAGAAGGGGCGAGTAAAAAGGCTAAGGAGCTTCGTGGAATTAATGAAAATAAATTAATTGGTAAACAAGTTTCTAGGTGGATAGTACTATCGGTTGAAGGAAAGAATGAATATGGGCAATGGCAGTATTTATGTCAGTGTGATTGTGGAACTAGAAAAGTAATATCTAAAATATCTTTATTGAGTGGGAAGTCGCAAAGTTGTGGATGTTTGAATTCTGAATTAGTATCTGAACGTGAAATTAAAATACATCAAGATTATAGAGTTTCGTTAGGCTACGATAAAGATATGCAAATTAAAAAAGAAACCGCTTATCTTAGAGCTAGAATCGTAACCCCAAGAATTAAGGAGATTATTCAACTAATAGACAATAGTAAATGCGCTTACTGCTCAAAAGAAAACGTTTCTTTATATGTTCATCACGCATTGTTATTAGAAGATTTTTTAGATTTGAATGATAAAAATACTTATGGTATGATTTACTCTTTATTAAATTTAATAAGTTTATGTCCTGAATGTCATGATAGAGCACATGCTGGTGTATCAGGAAATGTTAATAAAGATATGCAAGACGAATTATTTATTATAATGGCAAAAAGAAATATTCCGATTAATCTTCAAACTGAATATGATAGTATAATAAATGAAAGAATACTTCCTTTTATACAGGCATATGTGCCGGGAGAAAGAACGGGCAAGACGATGATTGTTGATAAATAAAGGACTCATTTTCATTCGGCGTGTTGGGGACTATAAATGACTTATTCATCTAGCAAATCGGTAGCGAACGCGATATCGGTAAAATCCAACTTCGTTAACTACCCGATCCGGTTTTTCAACATGATGCATTTTCAGCGTCCCAACACGCTGAATGAGATATTCAAATGGTGCGGCATCCTTACAGAATCATCCGGCCTCTTCGACCGTATGACCGACACAATGGCTCGCTATCCAGTCACTCCCGTTACCACGACTGATGATATTGGAGTGAATCAAGACTACTGGGCCAATTTTCTTAATGAAGAACTTTGTATTCAAAATGAATTAGTATCTAACGGTAAGGATTTCTATACATTTGGTAATTGTATCTGTAGCTTCGTTCCACCTTTTAGACGTTACTTAGTATGCTCAAAATGTAATTCATATCTTTATCATTGTATCAATCATGATAATATGGATGATACAAAATTTGAGTGGATGTATAAAGGTTATAATTTTTACGGCAAGTGCATGAATAAGGATTGTAAACATCATGGTATGATGGAAGTAAAAGACGAATATCTCACCGGAGATGATTTTGTAAAGAATATCAAAGTTCATAGATGGCCAATTCTTAATATCAAAATCAGGGATTTAGGTATTGCTGGTAAGAAGAGAATTTATTATAAGATAGAACGTAAATATTCAAAAGGTATTGAGAAAGGTGATAGATTTGTTGTTGCTAATGTTCCATATACATTCATTCTTGCATGTAAGAAAAATCAGCTTACTCCCATTATCGAATTGCCTTCCGAACTTACATTTCATTACAATCATGAAACTATTACCGAGCCTGAATGGGAAGGGTTGAGCAAACCCTTCTTCTTCTCAGCGTGGAAAGATCTTTTCATGAGCTTTGTGCTGCGCAAAGCTCAAGAGATGATCGCGGCTGATCACATGATTCCCAATCGTTTCTTGTTCCCTCAGACGGCCCCAGGCGGTCGTGATCCGCTTTCACAGATCGACGGCGGGAGCTGGGTGAATATCATCAGCACCCAGATCAAGCGCCAGCAGAATGACCCGAGTGAATTTGGTATCGTACCTTTCCCGATTGGTTACCAGGCGCTGGGCGGGCAGGGCAAGAACATGTCTCTGCGCGAAGAGATCGAGCTTCAGGATCGAAGGATTTTGACTCAGATGGGTATTCCCCCGGAACTCATTTACGGCGGAATGACATGGAGCGGCAGTAATATTTCACTCAGAATGCTTGAAAATCTATTCTTGTATTATATTCATAAACATAACGTTTTCTTGAGAGTTTTTGTGAATTATGCAGCAAGAATGTCCGGCAAGAAAGCCCCAGGAACAGTCAAATTGAAACCATTCAAAATGGCCGATGATATTCAACAGATCCAACTTCGATCTACTCTTGGTATTCAAGGCAGAATCAGTGAAACTTCCGCACTTGCTCATGTGGATGGAATCAATCTTGAAGCTGAGGCAAAACAGGCCGAAGATGAAGCAATTTTCGTTCAGCGTATTACCGCTGCGCGTCAACTCTCGGCAGCCAAAGTCAATCTCGAAGTTTCCAAAACAACCAATGAAGGTCAGGTTGATATTCAAACCCAAACTGCCATGAGGCAAAATCAAGATAATACCGCAGCGCAAACTGCAATCACCGATGGTTTTGTAGCCAATACTACTCAAGGATTGATCAACAAATTGAATGCCATGTCTTATCAAGAACGTCAGCTTGAATTGAAGAATCTTCAGCAACAAGATCCGCAGAAGTTCAACGAAGTCACTACCGCCATGATGGGCGGTGCCAGTCAACTTCCAGAGAAACGTGCTCCCCGGCGCGGACCTGAAACAGCACAGGTGTAATAATGGAAAAGCCGCCAGTCCAGAAGTCTTGCTCAGCATTATTTAAATTATCCAATAAACAAAGTTTAGAAAAATATATTAATATATTAGATAAGATTGCGAATAATAATCATAAATATATTGTTTTAAATAACGAAGTTAAAAATGATTGTTATGGTGATCCTTATGTAATAATACATTATATTAATATGATTGAAGAAGAAGAGCGTCATAAAAATAAAATTCATTATTCTGCTGAAATACTTTTGATTCCTCAGGATCTTGAAAGATTTGATGAGCTTATGGAAAA